CTGCTACAGAATTAAATTTACTTGATGGTGTATCAGGATTAGTACAAGCCGACTTTACAAAACTAGCAGCAGTTGATTCAACAGCCGCTGAACTTAACATTGTAGATGGGGGTACTTCTGCCACATCAACAACATTAGCAGATGCTGACAGAGTTGTTGTTAATGATAATGGCACAATGGTTCAGGTTGCTTTAACTGACTTTGAAACATATTTTGAGTCAGCCCTAGACACCCTCTCTAATGTTACAACTGTAGGTGCTTTGAATAGTGGTTCTATAACAAGTGGATTTGGTGCTATTGACAATGGCTCAAGTGCTATAACAACTACAGGTACTATAACAGGTGGTTCTTTAGATATATCAGGTAATGCAGATATTGATGGAGTAACCAATTTAGATAATACAGATATAGATGGTACATTAGTTGTAGATGGTTCTAACATATCATTAGACAGCACATCTACTTTAAACATAGATAATTCTAATACATCAAATGGAATAACAATCGGAACAGCTACATCAGGTGTTCCAATATCTATAGGACATACTACATCTGAAACAACAGTTAATGATAATCTTACTGTTACAGGTGACCTGTTAGTTAGTGGAACAACTACTACTGTAAACTCAACGACTGTAAATTTAAACGACCACAACATTGTATTAGACAGTGGTAACAGTACATCTGCTGTAATCAATGGTGCAGGTATTACAATTGAAGGTGGTTCAGGTGATGATGCAACTTTTACATACAATACTACAGGACCACAGTTTGAATTAAAGTTAGGTTCTAGTTTTGAGGATTTACAAACAGCTAAATTAACTGCTACAGAACTAGATATATCAGGTGATGCAGATATTGATGGTACGTTAGAAGCAGATGCTATAACAGTTAATGGTACAGCACTTAATACAGTTATTGCAGGAGTTACAGTTACAAATGCTACAACAGCAGCAGTAGCAACAACTGTAACTATTAGTGACAATGAAAGTACAAACGAAGATAATGCCGTTATATTTACAGCAGGTGGTGATGTAGATGGTGGCAATATAGGACTAGAAAGTGATGGAGATTTAACTTATAATCCAAGTACAGGAAGACTAACAGCTACACAACTAGCAGGTACATTACAAACTGCTGCACAAGCAAATGTTACTTCTTTAGGAACACTTACTACACTTACAGTTGACAATGTAATTATTAATGGGTCAACAATAGGACACACAGGTGATACAGATTTAATTACTGTAGCAAGTGGGGTAATGACTGTCGCAGGTGAAGTTGATGCAACAAGTTTAGATATTAGTGGTGATGCCGATATAGATGGCACACTTGAAGCTGATGCAATTACAGTTAATGGAGCAACATTGAGTTCTGTTATTCAAGATGAAGCAACTGCACTCGCTATTGCGTTAGGATAATGCTTGACAAACAAGCAAAAATAATGTATAATTAACACAACAAGGAAAGACAAATGGCAAATACATTTAAAGTTATAACAAGGGATGTTTGTCCTGCAAGTTCAGGTACTCCTGAAACACTCTATACTGTGCAATCAGGCAGTACAGTAGTTGTTTTAGGTATGACACTTGCAAATGTTCACACATCACAAGTTACTGCTTCAGTAACACTTGTTAGTACAACGACACAAACATCACAAACACAAAACACTACAGCACATATTGTAAAAGATATTCCGTTGCCTGTAGGTTCAACTGTAGAGATTATGGCAGGAAACAAGATTGTGTTAAACGTAGGTGATATAATTAAAATAGATTGTTCTGTAGCTGACAAAGTATCAGCGACTATGAGTTATATGGAGATAACCTAATATGCCGTATATAGGTAAAGATGTTCCAACAGCATATCAAAGTACAACAGCCGTACAGAGATTTAATGGTGATGGAAGTGATACAACATTTACGTTGACAACAGCCGTAAGTTCTGTGCAAGATGTATTAGTATCTGTAGATGGTGTGGTACAGGATACTGCAGCTTATACAATACCTGATGGTACAACTTTAACATTTACTGCCGCACCTTCAAGTGGTACAGGTAATATATTTGTAAATTATCTTGCACCTCAAGCATCAACAATAACACCTGCTGCTGAGAACAAAGGTAATTTTAAAGGTGGTGGATTGTTTAGAACAAATGCTCAATCATTAACAGCAGACATAACAATACTAGCTACAGAAAATGCTAACGTAACAGGACCTTTTACAGTTGCAAGTGGAGTAACACTTACAGTAGAATCAGGTGGAACATTGGTGACATTATGAGTACATTACTAGCAGATACAATTAGAAAAACTGGTGGAACAGCAGGAGTAGATATAAGAGTTAAAAATACCTCTGTGTATGAGTCAGATGGTGGCACAAGTGTTACGCAGAATCTTGTTCAGGGTTTGTGTAAGGCTTGGGTTGTATGCGACCAAAGAACATCATTAAGCACAGGAGATAGTTTTAATATTGCTAGTACATCTGATGAATCAGCAGGTGAATTACAGCATAACTATACCAACAATATGGGCAGTGCAGAATATTCTATTGCAGGTGCTTGTGGATATGAAGATACAAATGATGATGACCAAGTTTTTACATTAGGGTTACGAAGAAATAATGCACCTGCAGCAGGTAATTACACAATTCAAACTTGTAATGCTTTGGCAAACTCTAGTGGTGGAATAGATTTGGATAATGTAATGACTCAAGTATGTGGAGATTTAGCATGAGTACAGCTAAAGTCAACACTCTTACAGGCACAACCACAGCAGGTTCAATCTCCGTAACAGGTGAAGGTAATTCTACTACGACTAATCTGCAACAGGGTTTGTGTAAACATTGGGTGTTAGTTGGAAGTTCTGGAAATTCTGTTACAGATTCATTTAACAATGCAAGTGTTGCAGATAATGGCACTGGTGACTACACTGTAACAAGAACTAATAACATGGCAAATGCAACTTTTTGTGTAAATGTTACTTCTGGAAGTCATGCCGATGGTCAAAATATGGCTACAGATACAGCTACACAAACAACTGCTGTTTTTGATATAAGAGGTGCTAATGCAGCAGAAAGTGCTGTTGCTGACATTACAAATACAAATGGTGCAGTTTGGGGAGATTTAGCATAATGGCTTTTGGTAATTTAAAATTTGATACGCTGACAACTTCTGATGCTATTAATACAGGAACAGAAAAGTCTGTTGATACAAGTTATATTCATAATGGAGTATGTAAAGGTTGGTCATATTATACTTCTGCATCTTCATTTACTTTGCATGATAGCTTTAATGTTAGTTCTGTAACAGATGCAGGTGCAGGAGATGGAAGAAGTAATTTAAGTAATGTTATGGCAGGTACTCAATTAAGAATGACATCAGGATGTTCAGGTGATCATGTTCACTCAGATGGTGGAGAGTCTGCTAGTCAGATAATGATTGTTACAAGAAATACTAGTAATTCAAATGCCGATTCACCTAGAACAAGTGCAGGAGTATGGGGAGATTTAGCATGATAAAAACACCAGAGTTTCAAGGAACACATTTATGGGAAAGATTGCATTGGGCAAAAGAGAACCTAGACAAAGTACAATCAGATATACGAGTAGTATACGAAGACCCAGAGGATATGGACAATCCTGCAAAGATATTAGTTCCTGACCCTAATTGGATGGCTTGTGCATTACAGGGTGGCATTTTACCACCTGTTGAAGTATATTGGGAATTAGCAAAAGACGAAGCACAACCTGATTTCGAAAAACATACGAGAGGGTATTTGTTGCATAACACTAAACCTGTTGAAGCAATGACAGAAGAACAAGCAATAGAATACTTAATTCGTAAAGATATTCCACAACGTGTATGGCGAACATGGAATGAGGGCAACAAACCAAAGATGGTTATATGCCGAACACATCAACTGCCTGAACATCGTCAATGGCGAAACGCATGGCAAATAACCGATGATATAGAACTAGCAGCATAAGGAGAAAAATATGACAAGTTTTATCGTAGACAAGGATGGCAACCAGATTGATGCATCAACAGTTTCATCAAAGCCATCAGACCGACATTTTAGAAATGCTTGGGCAATTTCTGGTAAAGTTATAGCTGAAGATATGACTAAAGCTAAAGAAATATTTAAAGCAAAAGTAAGGGAAGTAAGAAGTCCTTTATTAGAAGCTGAAGATGTAGTGTATATGAAAGCACTAGAAGCAGATGATTCTACTGCTAAAACAAATTCAGTTAATAAAAAGAAAGCATTGAGAGATGCACCTGCGGCAAAAGCTATTACAGATGCAGACACTATTGCTAAACTAAAAGCAGCGTGGGATACATCTGTACTTGGTGACAGTCCTTACGCATAAGGAGTAACTATGGCTTTAACAAAAGTAAGAGGTTCAGGCATTGATGCTGATGGACAAGAAATAATTCTTGATGCTGATACTGATACATCTATTACTGTTGATACAGATGACAGAATAGATTTTAAAACTAGTGGTTCTGATAGGATGCATTTAGATGGCAGTGGTAAAATCGGCATAGGAATAAATACTGTAGCACTTGACCAAGGAGGAATACATTTAGGAGATGATAGAGGTATAGGTTTTGGAGATGGTAATGCAACAAGAGCAGATTTTCAAATAGTATATAACTCTTCAAATACAAGACTTGGAATTATTTGTGGCACTGGTGCAAACACTGAAGATGTAATTCTTACAACTTCTGGATTTCTTGGTTTAGGTGGTACATTAGGTACAGCACATTTATTTGTTCAAGAAGAAGGCACTTCAACGCAAGTTGCTACTTTTAAAGCAAAAGGTGCTAGTTATGCTACCGAAGCTGTAAATATATTTTCAGAAAGAGCAGCCAATTCAGCTTTTTCTTTTATGAAGATGCACTCTAATGATAATTCAGATGTAGAGTTTAATTTTAGAGGTGATGGTGAAGGTTTTGCAGATGGTGGTACATTTGGTAATCCTGCCGACTATGCAGAATTTTTTGAATGGAAAGATGGAAACACTAGCGATGAAGATAGAGTAGGGTATTCTGTAATTCTTGATGGCAATCAAATAGTTAAAGCAACATCATCAGATGAAACATCTAAAATTATAGGAGTTATATCTGGTAATCCTGTTATAGTAGGTGACTGTGCGTGGAATAGATGGGAAAGTAAGTTTGTTAAAGACGATTATAATAGATATGATTTAGATGAAAATGGTGACAGAAAACTTAATCCTGATTGGGATAAATCTAAAACATACACT